CCTATCTCCAGAATGTGGACCTTTCAGACTTCGATGTGCGGGATGTTCCGCAGACAGAGGAGCTCCGCGACCCCCGCGACGGCCACACCTTGGGAAGGACCCAAAAACGCCCAGTCCTGTGTGGTCCAATGCGGTCCAATGGCGGTCCAATGACCGCATTCTCGTAAGCTATTGATTTCATTGACTGGTCCAGACGGTCCAATAGGTCCAGTGGATTCCAGGCAATTCCCTTAGATAGTGCGCCTATACAGGACTCACGGATAAGCGTTTCTTCATGATCCCTAGAAAGTACAAACTTCATTGGACCGTTTGGACCATCTGGACCATCTGGGTTAACACACTGAATTTCCTGGGATTTTTCGGTCCAATGAAAAACACCCTTTCTGAACATCGTTTGGACCATCTGGACCATCATTCGCCCTCCCAGTCTACGGATGCACCTAGCCACGCCTCGAAATGATCGCGGCACTGAATCAAGGGAGGGAACACATAAGTTCGCACACGGGGTTTGCCCCCCACGCGCGGGCGTGTCTCCCCCAGCTCCGGCAGCATCTTCCGCAGCTCGATGCCAAACTGGCGCGTATTTACCGCATCGCCCTGGTGGCGGTTGTCGCGAATGAAATCCTCATAGCGAATGCGGATCTCTTCACGCTCAATCGTGACCTCATCGTCCCAATCTTCAAACGCGCCAATGTCGCCCTTGCTCAAGAACTCGAACCACCAGCGGCTCACGCCTCTGAGGGAGTTGATTTTCTGATCGCGAAGCGCCTCTGTCTGCGGAACATCCCGCACATCGAAGTCTGAAAGGTCCACATTCTGGAGATAGGCTAGGAAAGCGGACGGGCCGTCCCCTTCGATCTCGTCATAGAGCGCTCGGAAATACTCGTGATCGCCGATCCGGGAGTCGCTCACATTGAACACTGCATAGCGCCGCTCGTCATTCGACGCGGGCACCGCCCATTCTTCATTGGTGGTCATGATCAACCGAAGGAAGGATTCCACCTGAAAGATGTCCACCCCCTTTCTCTCAATGGGCATGGTCTCGGCAGTGATCAGGGCCTGAAGCGTGCCTTTCTTGTCTTGCGCCCCTGACCAATAAGCCTCTTCAACATGACAGACGAGGGCGGTCGCAAATGGTGCGTTGAACCGCTGCGTTAGGGCATCGGGCCTGGTGACATGTGCAACATGCCGCTTCCCGATCATCCGCCGGAGGATCACCGCCAAGGTGTCCTTTCCGGCTCCCTTCCCGCCCTTTAGGACCATGGCCACACCGGGCTTCCGGCCTGGGTTCTGTACGATGTCCGCAAGCCAATTGATGATGTATCGAGCGTGCGAACGCTTGCCGCCAGCCAACACCTTGCGAATGTGGGAAAGGATCAGCTCACATGACGCGGTTGGATCAGGTTCAATGGCCCAGCCGGTCCACAGGTTAAAGGCGGATCGTGGTGCGCGCCCCGCCGGGTCGAAGACAATCTCCGAATACTCCCTTCGGCGCGGATCGCGGAGCCAGTGCTGGGAAGCCGGTTCGAACCGTTTTCCGTCTGGAGCAAGCACACGGTCATTCGCAAAGAGCTTGTGCAGGTCATCGACGTTGCCCAGCTCGAAACCGTTTCGTGTGAACTCGATTACAAGTGTTCGCCCCGCATGGCGTGCAATTGCGAAGCGCTCGTTTACGCGCGCCGTGATTTCATCGGCAGGTGCGGTGCCGACCAATTCGTCCAGCACGGACTCCAAGTCAGGGTCGCGCGGCTCCGGTGCGTTCTCCCAGGCGCGATCAATGGCACGGTCACCTTCCTTCGCAACATGTGCGGCTGCGTCAGGCACCTCTTCAATGGCTGCAATGAAATCGTCGCGCGTGCCATGCTCTGATTTGATCTTTCGCGCCAGCCGGTACAGGACACCCGACCCTGACTCGTCTCTGGTCTTCTTAGCCTTCCCCTGAAAGGCAGGCCCAGCCGTGCCGACAAACCAGAGAAGTTCTTCACGCCCGACAACGCGCAACGGCTGGGAACCGACCAAGCCCCATTCATCGCCGGTCACGGTGTAATAGCGCCCGCCCAGATCAAGGGCCATTTCGCAATGCTCGCCCTTCGTGAACTGGATGCGATGCCGCCCGCCCATTGAGGCCCTGTCCGCGTCACGGACGAGAAAGAACAGCTTCAGCCCCTCACCGCTGGGGCTGACTTCAGCATAGGTGTCGAAGGTATGGACGACCTCTTCGGCCCAATCCGCGAGGGTGTCGCCATCGAGACAGGAGTCGAGATCAAGGCCGCACAGGTGATAGCCATTGTCCAGATCGCCAAGCACGACACCGACATCGCCTTGAATGCGCGCGGCACGAGTTTTGGCCGCAGCATGGGTGGACCATGTTGCCGGGGTGTCGGCCTTCGCTTTCCGGCCATTCTTCGGATTATAAGGGACCTTGCGTCCGTTCTCGTTTTTCCAGGCAACCCAACGGCGCTCATCGTTCAAATCTGATAACCGTTGGACCGGCAAAACCCTTGAATTTCCGCCGTTTTTCCGGTATTCTACGTTAGTCATTTGGGGCACTCCAGATGGCATCCTCGTAGGATCGAATACCGCCGTCCCGTCTCATCCACGGGGCGGCGTTTTCTGTTCTATTTTGGGTGTTGGATTAACTATGTGAGCGGAATTTTTGCTACACTTTTTGCTGCACAAAACGCTATGCGATAGAGACTTAAATAACTGATTTATAAAGATATTAGATTTTTGGCGAATCCCTCTCTGTCCGCCATTTTCCCTCATCATGATATTGCCATAAGTTGCTGATTTTGCTAAGCTTTCTCGCCAAAGAGACACTTTCAAAACAGGCGTTTCGCTCATTCTGCTGCACACCTTGCTGCACATATTGCCAACCAAACGCTCGTCTGCGATAGACAATGGATGAGCATCAAGCGCCGAAACAAGATTTTCCATCTGATCAAGCGCGTCCCCAAACGGTACGCAGCTATCGAGACCCGCAAAACGGTCTGGATTAGCCTGCACACGGACAGCGAGTCGGTAGCGAGGCAGAAGGCTCCCGCCGCCTGGGGTGAGATGATTGAGGCGTGGGAAGCGCGCCTTGCCGGAGACACCGAAGACGCTGAGAAACGTTTCGACGCGGCTCGCGAGTTGGCGCAAAAACGAGGATATCGCTTTTTGTCCGCAGACAAGGTTGCTCAACTGCCCAGAGGGGAGTTTCTCGACCGCGTGCGCGCCGTCGTGGATGACCAAGGTGAACCAGACAAGATCGAAGCTGCTGCGGTGTTGGGCGGGGCGCAAGCCCCACAAGTTACCGTTGAGAAGGCGCTTGAGCTGTTCTGGGATCTCGCGAAGGACAAGACACTCGGCAAGAGCGACGACCAATTGCGCCGCTGGAAAAACCCACGCATCAAGGCGGTGAGCAATTTTGTGAAGGTCATAGGCAACAAGCCCTTGGCTGAGGTCAGCCGGGACGACATGCTCGATTTCCGCGATTGGTGGTTTGAGAAGCTGGCAAAGGACGGCTTGACCGCGAACAGCGCCAACAAGGATCTGGTGCATCTCGGGAACATCTGGAAGACGGTCAACAGCATGAAGAGGTTGGGACTCGCCCTGCCCCTTGGTGGACTGTCTTTCAAGCAAGATGACAAGAGCCAAAGGTTGCCGTTTAGCTCGGATTGGATCAGGACCCGGCTCCTTGCTGAGGGGGCATTTGACGGACTCAACACAGAAGCACGGTGTATCGTTCTGGGTATGGTGAACACCGGTTACCGGCCCAGTGAGGCCGCCGGACTGCTGCCGGAGCACATCCACCTTGAAGGGAAGGTGCCATTCATTTCCATTGAGCCGGTTGGTCGGCAGCTCAAGAACAAGCAGTCTATACGTCAGATTCCGCTCACCGGTGTTAGCCTGGACGCATTCAAGGAATGCCCAAACGGCTTTGAGCGATACAGAGAAAGCAGCTCTACCCTTAGCGGGACAGTCAACAAGTATCTGCGGGCCAACGGTCTGTCGGAAACCCCGGACCACACCCTGTACGGGCTCCGGCACTCGCTGGAAGACCGAATGATCGCCGGTGGAGTCGATGAGCGCATCAGGCGCGACATATTTGGGCATGCCCTCAATCGGGAAAGATACGGTAAGGGGGCGACACTGGAGCACAAACATAAAATCCTTCAGGACATAGCCTTCTGATTGGCAAGGATAGCCCTTGCCCTCGCTACCGGGTCAGTTTCCTCCAAAGCAGAAATCTCTTTTTCCAAGCGCTCGAAGACAGGGATGTAAACCGGGTCTTCGCAAACAAGCTTGGCAACCGCCGCTCGCAGGCGGACCAATTCTTCCATGACCTAGCCTCGATAGTGAGGCGTGGTCCCATACATTTCAGGAAGGGGTGCAGAGCGGTCAGGAGCTCGCGCCCCGGCTCATCAGAACGTGCCGTTGAGGCGAACGTTCACGGTGCCGCTCGGGTTGGCGGCAGCCGACACGGCAACACCGATCAGGGTATTGCCCGAAGACGTCTTGTTGACGAGCTTCGTGGCGTTGTCCCAGTAGATCTTCTCGCCAATGGAGATGGCGAGCGCGGCAACCTTCGGCATCTCGAAAACGCCTTCAGTTACGAGATCCACATCAGCGCCGTTTTCAGCGTCCCCAGCGGCAACACCGAAGATGGAGCCAACGAGAGCACCGTCGCCACTGGAAACGGCGTAGGGTGCTGGCAGAGTTAGGTTCTCTCCCCTTTGAACGAAGTTCTTCATGTTATTCCTTTCGAGGTCTTGAAGTGGATGGTGGAAGCGGGCTTTGAAGCGACCCCAGCAATCGCGGCGTCTAGCGCCGCCATCGCGCGGGCCATCTCAGAGTCGGATCGATAAACGATTCGCTCGCCATTCTGGTCCTGCACTTCGCGGACGCCGCTCATCCGGGCGTCGAACAGGCGAGCCCGCATGCTGGTCAGCTCGTCCAAGCTCGCCATATCATTCACCCGGATTGCGGTATGCGCCGCGCCAGTCAACCGCACCGCAGCCGAAGTCGAGCACGACACGGAATTCCATGCCCAGCACGTCCCAGCCTTCGCGGGAGGCCATTTGCGGCCCCTGGGCGGACGACAGATAGGCGTATTCGAGAACCGGCAAGACAGCCGGATCGGCAAAAACATACCAAGAGGCATCCGTGATCCGGGGCTCAACCAGAAGCGACAGCTTGCCCGTGAACGGGTTCACATCGGAGGAACTGGCCGCATAGATCTGAGCCAGGACCTGTTCCGCAGTCGTTTCAAGCTCCGGCCCAACGAGAAGGAACTTCGGTGTTGCGTTGATCGGAGTTTCACCGTCCAGCGCCTTCATGCCACGCATGGCGAGCCGGGCAGCCGACAAGGCCGTGACGTCCACAGCGCCACCGGAACCTGCGAGGTTCCCATGATCGGCATGAAAGAGCGCCGTGTTGTCTTCCCCCATGGTGGGATTTGAGAGAAGCAAGGTGATCAGCAGATTGGCTTCCGTTTCCGCCGCCATTCGCCCTGCCGTCTGCCCCCAGTCCCGGAAGGCACCCAAATCATCATTGATCAGGGCCTTGCGGGAAATCGCGAACTGGGTTGCGTAGGTGTCGAGTGCGTAGGTCTCGCCCGACTCGCCGCGCGACGTGTGCTTGATCTCGCCCGACTCGCCGACCTTCTCAAGCTGCCCAATGTCCGAGAGTTTCAGCTTCGTGCCCGGACGAAAATCCGCCAGGGTAGTTTGACGTGCAAGTGCCGTTTTGATCGGCGAAGCCGCCGCCTGATAGGCTGACACAAGCGTGCGATTGCCCGTGCTGGTAAGGAGCTGCGGGAAGTCGCTGGTGGTGTGCATGGCTGCACGGAAGAGCGTGTCCGCATCCATGCTACGGGTCGAGACACCCCCAGCTTCAACACAAGCCCTCGCCATGTCACGAAGTGACTCGTTCATGTAGGGGCGGGCTTCATCGCTCGGTGCCTCGCCGCTGACACGGGCATAAAGCGCATCGGCGCGGCGGGTGAGCATGACCGCCGGATCGTCGTTGGCGGCGTTCACGACGCGGATACGCGGCGTCTGACGGCTGCGGGTTTGCATCGCTTCGAAGGCTTCCGCGCGGGCTTCGACAACCGAGAGATCACGGTCAATCATATCGTCCGCCTGCTCGGCAGACATGCCAGCCGTGCGGGCGATCTGACGAATGGCGGCGCGGGTTTCCGCCGGGCTTTCTTCGACCCGCTCAATGACTTCTTCATCTTCCATGGTTTCACCTCGGAATTGGCTGCCGGGATCGGCAGGGATTGGGACAGCGGAGGCTTCGCTAATACTCCACGCCGCCGCTGTCCGAACGCGAGCGCGGGAATTGGGATCGAACGTCTCGGCCCAGCGGATTACGCGGTAGCCGATGGAAACACCTTTGATAGTGCCTTCGCGGATACGCTCCACAATCGGGGCGGCATCAGCGGCTCTGGAAAGCCGGATCGACGCCAAAAGTTTGCCGTCCTCAATGCGGTGTCCGGTGATGGCCCCGATCACGTCACGGGCGGAGCCTTTGCGGTGGCCGTCCAGAACAGGGGCACCCACAAGGCGCGACGTATCCAGCCCAGCAGGGTCTAGACGCTCGATGTAAGCGCCTCGCGCGTCCCGCCTTTGCACATCAGAGAAGGTTGAAATCACCGCTTCCACGGTCATTTCGGTCTCATCAAAAGACTCCGGTGTGATGGCCGCACGCCTGATCATCAGGTCCGGCTCAATCGTTTGATGCTTGCTCATTCGTCTGCCCTTTCTCTGCGGCGATCTCTTCGTCCAGGTCTTCAATGTTCCAACCACGCTCAGCGACAGCCTTGCGGCGGGAAGTCAGACCGGCCTCGATCTCGGCAACGGTGGCCTTCACGTCTTTCTCGGGATCGACCTGCATTGGACGTGGCGGAAGCCATTCAGCGCTCTGCCATTCCCTGTTCGCCTCGAAATCATCGGCGGCGATCTGACCGGAAAGCACCCCGTAGGTGATCACGCGCCGATAAACCGGATTGAGAAATTGCGGGACGAGGGTTCCGTATTGGATCTGCTCAACCCGTTGCCGGAAGGGTAGAAGCCCCGCCCGGAGGCTCGAATAATTCGCGTTCGTCAGGTCACCCGAAAGCAGGTGCTCCGGCAGCCCCAGACCGGCGGCAAGTTGCTGGAGGTTAAGCCGGAGAAACGCTGCCACTTCGGCGGCCTGTTGCGGGCTCGAAAACTTGATATCCACGCCAGTCGGCAGGCGCTTCAGGGTGCCCGGCTCCAGGCCGGTTTCCATGATGCCACCCTCCCCCGTGCCGTCGTAAGGCTCGCCCGCAGTCCCGTTCTGGTCGATCAAGAAACCTGCGTGCATGGCTGCAACCTTCACGCCGACAAGCAAAGCATCCATCAACTGATCGAACTCGGAAGCGGCAAGAATGACCGGCGCAAGCCAAGAAACTCCTCGCACCTGCCCGGCGGCCAGCGGCTTCATCACATGGAGGATTTCCGAAGCGTCGATACGAACCGGCGGCGCATAGGTTGCAAACTGGTCATGTGGGCGTGATGGCAGCACGTGGTATGCGACCCGGCGACCGTCCGCATCGAACTCAACACCCTGAACAATGACCGCGCCGCCACCAAGTTCGCGTGTGAGAGATTCATCAATCAGCTCAGGCGGAATCTGACGAAGCTTTAAGCCATCGTCGGTATCGAGGAACTGGAGAAACGCCTCTCCATCTACAACGATGCTGCGCGCAGCTTCGGCCTGTAGCCCCCAAAAATCCGTCCGTTCATCGGCATCGGCTTCCTCAGCCCAATCATTGAATTGACGCCCCAACGCCTTGCGCGCGGTCGAGGCAGAATGTTGACTGGTCGGCATAATGCCGGACCCGACCAGAGCGCCAGCCCAGTTGTTTACGGCATTCGCGATGAAAGGGGCGTTATTCGCTTGGTATCTGGCGCGGGCACGAAGGCTAGAGCCAGCGGCGGCAACCTCAGGGTTGATCCGCCCGAAGGTCCCCATTCCCCAGCCACGACGACCACCGGCAGCACCGTCGAAACGACGGATACGCTGCGGGCGTCGGAAGATTCGGTCGATCAACCCCATGATATCACTCCGACAAAAGCGGACGTAACAAGTCGGTTGCGTATAGGATTACGGTAGATTCCCGCTTCCGATCCTGCTTGGCGTTGAACTCCGCTAAACCGGCTTTCTGTTCGACCGTGAAGGTCGGCTGATCCTCTCGACGAAAGCGCCCCGACGCGCCAAGCCTGCCGAGATTGTCCCGATAACGATCGACTTCAAAGACCCACGGTTCACCGTCGCGGATACACTTGAGTACCGACGATAGATTTCGCCATTCCTCCCCTTCGAAGGGCGGACGAAATGCGACATCAAGATTCCGAAGGGTCTCAGTGTCGAAACCTGCATCGTAAAGCGACAGACAAATGCGGGCGATTGCCGCCTCTTCCAGGGAATAGCGCGCAATTTTGCCGCGCCCAGTTGTGTCGGGTGTAATGACGCCGCGCTGGGAGAGCCGCCGCAAGCGGCTGTAGCGGTTTTCACGGTTCTCAAGTGCAGCAATTCCATCCAGATCAGAAAATCTATCGGCAAGGTTGCGGAGTTTGAACATCGACGAGTCTCCTATCGTTGCCCTACATTTGCAAAAAATGAGTTGTATCGCAACTCATTTTTTGCAATAGTGACCGTGACAGGGGAATAACCTCCCGTGTCTTCAATGTATCTCCAAGCTCAAACGAATGGCGACTGGGGCGGGAAACCGCCCCAGTAATAAAGGAACCGGACAAATGCAGCATGAGTTGAAGAGACTTGAGGCCATGCGCCAGCAGGCAAACCAAATCCTGGCCGAAGGCGTCGGAAAACGTTATCCCTTGGCTTTGTCGGTGATCGCCGTCCGCTTGCTTTTTGATAGAGAAGGGCTACCGCAACCGGATGATATTCTATCGTTTGCAAGTGCCGGAAGGATCAACAGCGCGATGGTGGATAACTGGAATTCGCCTTGCGGGTGCTAGGCAGTTGGCACCGCTTCGCCGCGAGCGCCTACATTCCTTAGATGTCGCTCGCTTTGCTCAAGCAAAGGTATAATTGTCTGTAAAGTCGAAAGAGCGTCTTTCCATCCATCACGATTCGAAGCTGGGTTTTCTACAATTTCTATCGCTTTGGAGAGCTGCTCCGCCGCACCATGAATTGCATTTGCGAGATCATCATCGATATCGTGAGGTAAACCGGTTCGGAGAGCATCGTCGGCTTCATTTAAGGTATGCAGATCGACTTGTTCATCTGTCCGACGTCCAACGGAATTCAAATAGTTTGCACCACCTTTTTGCCGTAGAGCTGCATCTTTTGCTGCAACAAGTTTTCGAATAAGTTCCCGGAGTCTGTCTCTATCTTCTTGATTGTTCTGACGCATAACGACCGAGGCAGCAGCTTGCTCAGCCGACTGCGCCTTGAGATAAGCAAAACCTGAGACACCGAGACCGGCGAAGGACAGCAAGAGGGAAAGCAACTCCATGCCGTTAGGCCGGTCGATTTTCTGGGTGGATTGCCTCATCGAGTATCGCTGAAACTTCTTCAGGCGTGAGCTCGAAGCGCCGGGATGTAGCAACCTCTCGCCATTTGGTGAGCATTCTCTGATAAACGTCCCTAACGGGCATATGTGAGTTCCAATATCCCTTCTTGTCCATAGGAACATATTCAAATCTCTTCAAACGCTCTACTGTGAACGCAGCGAAGGCCATAAATTTTGTTTCGTTATTTCCGTCATAACCTCTAAATTTAGTAAATAATCTTCCTTCGATAATATTCTCTCCGTGCCTCTCAACCGCTCGATTTATTGCGTCGAACATGTCCATTGTATCCCAGACTTCTTTCGACTCCTCCGGTGACATTTTATCATCACCGTCAGAAATAAAGTCCACAGCCCAATCATAAAGTATTTCATATCCGTTTTCTAAGGCTTCTCTTTGCACCGACAAAGAGTCTGCTTCATCAGGATAAAGAACCTCCAAAATTCGAAGCTGGTTTATCAACATATACCTGTCAAAAAAGCTCATATTTTCTGCAAGCTTGGACATATTCTATACCGTTTCAGTTGCGGAATTTCTTATTGATTCAACCATTGCGATTTTATCACACTGGCAGTTCGTTTAGGCAAGGACGAACAATGAAGTTCCTCTTGGCGTCGGTCCAGATTAGCAGCAACCAGCCCGCGCACAGCCATCGCGTAAACAACGCAGTCTAAAGACTCCGCCCGCCGACCTGGAATCCGCTCCCACTGTCGTACAGGCGCTCCTCTGACATATCGCATCACCAGCCGCTCACTCGCCACCTCTTCGTAAAAGCGCCCCTCTAGCTGGTCGCTAAAACGAACCGACTTCCCGCGCGAGAGGCGGCTGGCAAGTTGCCCCTTAACGCCATCCACACCGACAATGAATAACCGACTGCCTTTGGTGTCAGACGCTTTGATCACCGGACGGTTCCCCGCCGCGCCTTTCAAGGCGTATATACGCCTCGCCATACGAGGCCGTGTGAAGCCAATCACCCGGTCCATGGTCTCACCATCGCCCGCATCCACCCCGGCAGCGTCTACGCGCAAAATGCCGCCTTTGGGGTGTTTCCATACGGTTCGCAAAAGATCATCTAACTCAGTCCAAACATCATCAGCCTGGGGATCGCCCCAGATCACCGTTTGGCCCAGAACGAAAATCTCGTCACGCGACCACCCGAGAAAGACGATCTCAATACGGTCACGTTGAACATCGACACCGGCAGTCAGGAACAGCACCTCCGGCGGTAGTGCATCAAGGCTGAACGGTTCCGCACGGGCGGCGAGCGCCGCCTCGTCAATCTCTTCTGCCGCCTCGCGCCAGCCTTGAGCAAGGATGGTGTTCACGAACACCTGCAATGTGTCCGGGCTTTTCTTGGCTTCAACAAACTCTTCGGCAAGCTTGCCCCAGGATGCGTTTGCCAGTGTTGAAACGAGAGCATTGAGCCTGAAACCTGCATGGCCACGCACATGAGGGGCGGTTACACGCCAGCGACCCCGCTCTACCATTGCCGCTTTGTGCCGCTCCTCGACGACAGATCCGCATTCCGGGCAAACATAGTGCGCCCTACCCGGCTCCCCCTCGGGCCACTGAATGTCTGCCCAACCGATCTCATGAAAATGGCCGCATTCGGGACAAGGAACTTCAAACACGCGCATGTCCGACCGCGCATAGGACCGGAGCACGTTCGAAGTAGCCTCAATCGTTGGCGTGCTGCCCAGGATGATTTTCCGGTTGGCGAAGGAAAGCGTCCGCCGCTCTGCCAGCGTGATAGGAGACCCTTCCGCCCCAGGTTCCATCGCATCGGCTTCATCGATAAGCAGAATGCGGACGTTATGCCGGCGAAGATTTCGCGGGGACTTGGCCGCAATGACCTTGAGCGACCCGCCGGAAAAGCGCCTGGACAGGAGGGTGTTGCGTCCAGTCTCGTCAGCTTCGGCGGATAGCAGGCCACGCAATGCGGGAGTAGCCTCGAAGATCGGCTCAAGGTCGGACACAACATAGTCCCGGCAATCAGCCTCGGTCGGCAGGAGCGCCAAGATCGGCGAAGGCTCATTGGCAACATAGGATGCCAGTGCTCCGGTCAGAAGAGTCGTGAACCCAACGCGAACCGGCTTGACCAAAGTCACGCGCTCCAACTCCGGGTCTGAGATCGCATCGGCAATTTCCGTCTGATAGGGCCAAAGCGTCACCTTGCCCGGCAGTGCCGACACGCCTTCCGGCAACCGCATGTGCGTCTCGATCCATTCCGACAATTGGAGGCGTGGCGGTGGCTTCAGCGCCTGAAGCGCACGTCTGCGGGTCCTAAGAACCGTCATTGGCTGCCTCTTCCAAAGTATCGCGGATTTCGCGGTCAATCGTGGTGATGTCGTGAGTGTTGAGATGGCCCAGGCGTTGTTGAATGCGGGAAGGCAATGCCAGCATCGCCGCGCGCACTTCTCTCAAAATTGCCGACCATTCGCGCTCAACCTCAACAGCGGGAATTAACTCCCGGCGGGCGAAGGCGTTTGCTGTTTCAAGTTTCTCGGCCTGGGCTTCCGCCGCCCTGGTTTTGGCAGCCGTTAGAGCGGGATTGGAAGATCCGCGCCCAGCGGGGTTTTGCCGGACATAATTGCAATACGCCCGGACTGCGGATCGCCGCTCAAATCGACCTTTGCGCACACGTGGGATGTGACCGGCACGCACGAGCGCCAACACCCGGTTCGCTGTCAGGTCCAGAAGGTCGGCAAGCTCATCTGTCGTGATCGTGTCGTCCGATTTGCAGACGACCCCCACGTACTTTTCAATGTCCTGCCCCATGGATCGTGACTGGGAAAC